CTGCAGAACTCTGCCATGAACATTTCGTTGCGCATGGACTCAAGCCGGTCAGCTACCGTGATCTCTTTTCGCTTCGTTGTCGAGCTTGGATAACTGTTGATAGTGAACAGCTTATGAATGCAATTATCAGGGTCAAGCAGCGCATTGATCTGGGCATCGGTTAGCCCGACCTGTTTCGCTTGAATGACGATTTTCGCCTTAGCAACATTGTGCAGCGAAACACGCCAGGTAACTTCGCGCTTAATCAGCTTGTAGAATGAGTTGTAGACATTGATCTTGCGGCTCAGCTGGTTGAGCTTAGATTCAATGTGCTCCCCGTCCTGACTGCTAGCATGTGCAGCTCTTTGCAGCTCGACCGTGAACTCGTTGATAGCCTTGAACATGGACTGCCGATCACAATAGACTTCGTGATACAGCGTTCGCAGATCGTCAACATGAATGGTCGCCAGCTCGGTCACATAAACAGTGCGACCAAGCGCTTCGCTTTGAATGCGAAATGTGTAAGGCTTGCGATTTTCTGGATTGTCGTCGTGATGAATGGTCTTACTGGATGCTTGCATGTAATCAGCTAATGATTTGTTTTACGGATTCGTGCAGGTCGTCAATGGTGCCATTGTTGTCAATGGTGTGATCCCAAGCGCCATATTCCGCAAGGTCAACATCAGACTGATGGTTATCCGAATCTCTTAGCCTGTCGGTTTTTCGCCTGACTTGAACCAGCGCGAAGCCTTTTTGCTTTAACAGAAAAGCTTCATTGCGAAACCGCATGTCATCAACAACGATCGGATGCTTACTTGAATAGCGATCAAACTTTTGCTCAAACGCATCAAGCCAGGTCGTCCCCTTGACAAGATTGCGCCCCCATTCCGTACCAAGCGTGCGGGCAAGATGCCTGTAGCTTCTGCCAATGCCAGGAATGGGCGTTTCTTTTGCTTCGTAGCAATAGTGCTCAATGTCCTCAATGTTAAGGCCATGGTGCATCAGGAAAGTTTGCACCATCTCAAGCAAAGGAGACGCAAAACTCAGTGCTTGATAGCCATGGCAATGAACAAGGTAGTGGGCAATAGTTGACTTACCCTGTTGCGGCGTTGAACTCCAAAGCGCGATGTGCTTCATTTAATAATCTTCAATGTGTAGTAGACCAGCAAAATCACTGCACAGACGACGGCAGCAGCCAAGCCGGCAACTATTGTGGCTAGCAGTGAGATTTGCGCTACCTGAATGGCGTTTTCCATCACCCCAGCTCCCCAAACGGGCTTGAATGGCCGCCGAGCAGATCGGCTGCCTCCAGTTCCCGGAAGTACCGGCGGCGGGCCTGGTGGGCCAGCTGGGCGCGGCTCAGGGCCTCCAGGTGGAAGGGGCTCGCGTCTTGAATGGTCGCCGGAGCTGGACCACCCCTATCGGCCAGGGCATCAGCCTCTTTCTCAAGAATCAGAGCCTCTGCGCCATACAAGTGAGCGCGAGCCGTGATGCAGTTGCGCAGCTTGACTGACAATTGATAATCCATTTAATTCAATTCGTTTCCAGTGATAACCAGCGCATGTTCCGCCGACCCTCATCGCCGAATGGATGCCCTGAGGCGTTGCAAAAACATCCCTGGCGGCAGCGGTGACGCTTTCGTAGATTCGACCGCTTTCGACGGCCTGAACCATCTTACCAGATCCACGGCGTTTCGGGAAGTTCTGGGCGATGAAATCCGCAAGATCCCCGTCCTCCAGAAGCATGAAAAGCCTCTGGCAATCAATTCCGCCGAATAGATCTGGATGCTTACGGGCGAGGCCAACAACATCGGCACGCCTAAAATAGCGTCTTGACTTGCTGCCCGCATTTTTGTAGGACTCAATCAGTCCTTTCTCTGCCCATCGCTGCGGAACGTCAATGCTGGTGCCCAAGGTACTTGCAATGTATGAAGCGGCTATCCAGTCACCCTCGGCCTTACGTGAAACTTTGCGCCTACCCATCGCACTTGCGATAGACTGCCTGGTGCGCTCTGTGTAACCATTCTTCTTTGCCCATCTGTTGTAGGCACTGAAAATCATGGTTGGCAAAACGTTGCCTGCAATAGATTCAAGGGCAGCTTTTTCTTCTGACGACCAGAATACTTTTTTCATGGAATCCTCCATGCGTGACTGGAGATACCCGGATGCGAAAGCTCGCGGGTTCCATGCAGCTGCTTAAGAGCCCTGCTTACTCTGTGACGCCAGATTTCACGCCCTGCATTGTTGATAGGCTTGAGGTCGCCTGGATTCAAGTCAACGCCACCATCGGCAACCCAAGAAAATACATCCTTTGATCGAAAGATCGTTCCACTTGGAAACTTTTTAATCCATTGACGAAGGATTGATTTCCAAGCGGCTACATCCTTAGCCTCACTCAAGACTGTTGCTCCTCCTGTTGAGATTCGCTTTTGACGTGCTGCAACAGATACTGCGCCCATCCGATGTGTGTTGAGATGGCGTGCTTTCCAGGGGGGGAATTCGGAAAGCTTTGCGTCCACCATTCGCGGAAAAGAACTTCAAGCTCGGATTCGTTCATTGGTCCTTTGGAATCAAAGTAAAGTTAGAGCAATAGGAAGCAAATGTCAAGCCCTCCTCAACCGGATCCATGTGCCCCAAGTCGCACGGGTCTTGCTTGGTGCCAGTGTAATGAGTGCATTTCCTGCAGGTTTTCCTGCCTGTTTTGGTTTTGCTTTTGAATCTTGGTATCTCAGGATGGATATTAGCGTGCATTTCACCACGGCGTATCCTGCCAATAGCAGATGCACTGCATCCGTGCTTTTCGGCGAGAACATACTGGGGAGACGTATCAGTCAGGATGTCAAGGATTGCTTCGTCAGACAGTCTTACCTCTGGTGCTGCGCCTTTAGGTGTAATTCCATTCAGCTCGGTCCACACAAAGTCACAACTCCTACATTGGAAGCGACGACGAACATCGCCTGACTGGCTCCTGCGTGTTTGAGTGACATAAGCAACGCCATTGCAGTTTTCACAAACGGCCATCTTTACCAGCTGATTCCAAGATTGTCTGCATTGCCGCGACACGCCATGCTAGGTGATTCGTGGCAGAACCATCGTTTTGATAGTTCAAGCCTCTCTTCTGGCGTTGCGAGCCTGAGAGCCTCACTGTAAATAGTGTAAAGCCCGCACTTAACGGCACAGTCAGCACACTGCCTTTCCCTTAGCGGTAGCTCATTTTTGTTGGTGTAGTTTTGCATTGAATGTAAGCACTCAAGCAGTTCAGCCAGTGAGAAGCTGCTACTTGATTCTGGTAGATTAGCCATTAAATGTGATCGGGCCAAACGGAATAGCATCATCAAGATATGGCGCGTCCTGAGTTTCAAGGTCACGCCACTCTGCACCATGCTGGCTCCGTCCCTGCGTCCATGTAAAAAGACCCCGGAGAACTGGAATCATGTTGCCATCGCCATCCCCACGACGTATCAATCGGTACGCCTTTGGGGCGCCAGATTCAACGCGAGCAGCCACAACGTTTGCGGTTGCAGTGTTTGCAACTGTAATACTTTCGTTCATTTGATTAGCGAGTAAGTCTTGTGGGTTGGTCATTCGACTGCAGATCCAGGGCCTTTGCGCAACTCTCGGCAGATAGCATTGCGTCGATCGTTTGTTCCCCAGATCAAGTCCTTGTAGCCGGCGATAGTTGAAGCTGCAAGAAGTCGATCTTCCATGGAAAAACCGGCGACCTTGGGGCCATACCTGAGGCAATGTTCTAGGAGGTCAAGCCTTTCGCATGGCACAGGCCAGCACATGCCGTCGAAGTTGCGAAAGGGAGCTGGTGCGGATGCTGTGTCCATTGGTGTTCTTGTCTTGTGGGCTGGTAGTGGTTCAGGCTTCAGTGATTGACCGGTTCATAAGTTGCAGCGAAGATGTCCGGCTTGCAGGGATAGAACTCCCCTGCCACGCCTTTGATGATCCAGTCGCCAGGATTGGCGCGGTGCTCTCCTTCCAGTGTGACAATGATAAGAAAATGCCCGGCAGCTGTCGACTCAATATAGGCTTTGTGGCCGCCGTCGTGAATCCAGTTGGCGTGTTCAAAAGCGTCATACATGGTGCCGTCGTACCGACGGGCTTCGATCTGGACGGGTTTCTTGGTGAAGTAGGGCATGGCTTAATTAGTGTGTAAAACTTGTGTCTGTGCCGCCCTCCAGCTCAGCGGCGTTAGCTCGCAACGCGTCGGCGGCCCTGGCGTTGGTGAGTGTGGTTGAGGCAGCGCGGAGGGCTGCGGCTGCAGTAACTTCGGCGTCAGGTGAAAAGGCTGCCTCATTTGCAACATCCAACACCGCCTGAGCTTATGGTGATAGCTTAGTCATGCTCTGCCTCGTTAATAACTTTGGACGGATTTGGAATGCCTAATGCAATTCTTAGCGTGTCGTTTTCATGAACCAAGAGTCGCACCATATCAACGGCAGTAATTTCACAGGTTGGAAATCGCTGTGCAACGATAAATGCAATTTCCAAGTATGCAGACCTGTAGTCCATTTCCTCCATCACGCTTCCCCTTTCTTGAGCCACAGTGAGATCAGAAAAGCGATTGCTGCCTCTTTGTGCTCATGCTTGGGCTCAAAACTCCTTGCAACAGCACTTAGATGCCTTGTCGCAAGTTTTGCACTGACTCCATCAGTTAAGGCTTCTTGACGAAATTCAACAGGATGGAAGCAAGCGTAAGATGCTAGTTCCTCGTGTCCGCTTGAAAAATTCTTGAATTCATCTGGAATGTCATTCCAGGGCGGAATCAAGGTGCCGATCACTTGTGCCGGAAACGCAAGAAACACATCGTCAACAGCTTTTGGCAAAGACCAGTCGGACTCGCTCATAATTGATTTAAGGTTTTAGAGATTTGCTTGATACAGTCTTGGCATGGAATTATGCGTGCTTGGCTCATGACTGAGTAAGCAGCGTGATCCACAGACAAGAAGGGCTTGTCAAAGCTTGACAGGCTGCGACCGCACCAACTCTTGTTCACCAGCAAAATATCTGCCGAACTGTGCTTGACGCAGCGAATGTACTCGGGAATTGCTATAGTCGTAAACCTCAGACCGCTTTTGACCAGTCGATAGAGACGGCTGGATGCAGCTTGCCGTCAATAATTGCCTCAGCAATTTTAAGCCTATTCATGCCAGCCATTGCCTCGGCAATGGCGGAAATCAACGCATCCCTATTTGAAAGTGCTTCAATCTCAGCGATTGCAGTTTCCGCTTCTTTCTTCGAGATAAGAGCTTCGGCCTCCGCTGCACGCTGCTCTGCTTCTTTGGCGCGTTTCTCGGCAGCCTCTGCAACAGCAATAGCATCAGCAGCAACCTCAAGCTGAATGCGCTCATTTTTTTCAGCTTCCTCTCGTTCGGCTTTTTCCTTCCTCAAAGCCTCAAGCTCCGCTTGCTCGGATTCCCTGATAACAAGCTCTTCCCAGATAGCCCTGAGCTTTTCGCCAGCCTCTGCTTGCCGATTTGCGCCAGCTTGAGCAAACTCCTCAAGCTTGGACACATCAATAGCAGAGAGTTCAAGAAGCCTCTCTTGCGCCTCAGAAGAGGTTGCGATCCCTTCGGTAAGTTGCAAGATCCGATCAAGAACAGCCCTGTGTGCGTCAATTCTGGCCTGCTCCCTTCCCTCGATTGCCTTGATCTCCCTTTCATGGGGGTCAATCAATTCCTGAACAGCTAATTCAAGTGACTTAGCTGCAGCATCAACGTTTTTACCCCGCTCAATGTGAACTGCCTTAGCATCCTTGCGAGCCCTTTCGATTGAGCCCTTAATACGACGAAGCCTTGACACCCATGAACGGGCAAGCTTGTTTCCGTCCTTTGACTCGTAGTTAAACCGTTTTTCGAGTGACTCTTGCATCGCAATTTCGATTTCATGCGAAAGAGCCTCAAACCTTGAGATAGCCTGAGTCTGCTGATCAACAGCAATGGCCGCGACTTCTGGAGTGCTAGTCATTTTTGCGAGTGGCGCTATGGGAGAAAAGGGGCGAGAGTGGCAGCAACCAGGCCAACCAAGAAAATTCTGGAATCTCCATGGATGGCATACTGCGTACAACAATACGTCAGACAAAGAATACCAAGTTGATAATTTGTCAATTGATACCTCCAATTTTGCTAATGACCTGAGCGAGATTTCCCTGCAGCTGATAAAGAGGCTGCCTGAAAGCTTCGGTAATAACCCTTGAGAGGATGCCAGTGATTCCCTGCTCAATGATTTCGCGAATAAGCCTGTTGACCTCCTCGCTGTTTTCGGAGATCCATTTCTCAGCTGCTTCCTTGATCATCGGCTTGACCTCTTCGGCTACCATCAATTCAAACATTGACGGCTTTTCAACTTCTCTCCCGTTATAGCCGTACCCCCTTTCAATTGTTCTTTTGAACAGGCCTTCATCAATTGCGCGATCAACAAGAGCCTTGGCCTCTTCTTCCGTAAGAAGTTCACCAAGGCTTTCACGCACACGCTGAAACATGCGCTCTTGGAAGGTGGTAGACGTAGCGAGTTGATTTGAGTTCATTGGTTTTGATCGTGATTGACTTGCTGAATTTGGATCGCCGGAATCGCCGAACCTTCAATACCGTAGAAAACTGACTCGGTTGAGACTTTTTCAAAGGCTCGCAAAAAAGATCCAACAGAAGATCGGAATGCGTGCCCTTGGGGATTCCGACCGATTACACGGTATCCACCATAAATAACGACGTAGTTTCCGGCCTCCGGGTTACTCCTAGATCGCCAAACCGATCCGGTTTCAATGGCCAGATTGAACTGTGGCCTTGGCGTGGGACTGACCACATCGCTGACAGCTCTGTGAGCGCGAAGTTTATCACCAAGACCTTCCCAGGCTTCATCATTTAGGTACTTGCAACAAGCCTCTCGCTCAACCTGCCGCTCACGTTGCTCCAAGGCTGCCAGTCCATCAAAAGCAAGTTGCTCAGCTTGCTCGTAATTCAGGCCCCCATCGTCTTCTTGGTAGCGATAAGTGTGGTCGCCCATGCGAATGCGCAAGCTGTAGAGAGCTTCGATTGCTGCATGATTAGCGGCAAGTCGAGCGATTTCATAAGCTGCGGGCTCTGGCTTTTGATCCGTGCCAAATAGCTGTTCGTGCCACTCGTCAACCAGCTCAAAAAGCTCTTCTCGCAAAAAGCGCGGCGTAGCTTCATGACGTGAGCCAGACGAAGTAGTCAAAGACGGTCCAGACAAAGGAGAAGCCTCCTGGGACTTCCCAGACTGTGCGTTCATGCAGTGTTCCATCGGCGTTGAATAATTCGATTTCAAAGCGGCCTTGGTTGTGCCAGTGAAAGCGACCAATACTACCACCCTCACTTGTTATCCTGATGAATTCATCCTCCTCTGGAACGTATAAGGCGTCGGGATCGTCAAGTGACAGACTGCCAGGGGGCCTTTCCAGATCATTTCTTTTTCCCAGCTTGTTGACGCTCAAGCTCGACCAGTCGAGATTCATTGCGAATTGCCAGGTTTGCCATCGAAACCGCCATGGCGAGCAACGCAATAACGACGAACCACCTAAAAATCGGAGGACGGCGATTACGCTTGCCATCCTTGAGGCGATACTTTGCAAGAATCTCCCTTTGACCAGGATTACGAATCCGCTGAGGAGAGGGATTGACAGGGCTCAGGCTGATCTGAGTTGCTGGGGTAGAAAGGGTCTTGTACGAATTGAGTGATGGAAGCTTCAGGGTGACGTTGCTTGAAGGATTCGATTGCTTGCTCTGCTGTCCATCCTCCTGGCGTAACCCAGTCGATGTCGTGTTTGATGGCATGGTCGTCATTCCTTGTCGTGTAAGAGATGTAGTAAACGGGCATGGGCTTATCCCTGGCTTGCTGGGATGGTTCAATGCCCTTTGTGCAACTGCCGAGCGGCTTTTCGCTCGCTAGCGTGATAGTTGTCTATAATGTGATCCAAGATCTGATCGCGAGTAGCAAGACCGAGATAAATAACGACTTCAGGGTGATAGTTGTCTATAATGTGATCCAATGAAACCATTGGATCCTCTATTACAGAGATTGACGCCTCGCTATAAATAGAGAGTTTAGCGGCTGCGTAGGTTTGATCAGCAAAGACAAGCAAGAGCTGATCGCCGTCATTGGACACAATGATGTCCAATAAGGTCTTTCCTGTGATCTCAGAAATGCTAATTTGCTCCGGCATTGGTCGCAATGCAGCTAGGTGAAAAGTAGTAGGCAAATCTGTTCCAGAAAGTTTTGCTTTTCGGCCTGTAGCGGTTGTACTCCTGGCCGGGATACTGACCGGCGACTTCATAAAAGCCGTCCTCGTTCCAGTCAGCATCAGGTTCGGCAATCATCATCGAAACCGGAGCGCCGTTCTTGATGACAGCTATGGCTTCGACACGCTCTTCAAAGAGGCCGCGAAACTCCTTGATGAACTCGCTAAGGCTCTCAACTTTTGCCTCGGTCCTGATGACTTCATAGGGACCGAATCCGTTATAGGAAATGATTTTGGTCGTCATTGCGATTCCTCAGGCAACGGACTGGGTGGAGCTTTCTTCTTCGCTGTACTTTTCCACGATGTCTGGAAAAGCGGAGCACAGACGCTGGTAGTTGGTTGGATCTGCGGCGACCATGGCGTCAGCCAGTTTGGAGACAAAGTTGCCGCCATAGCGACGCATGTTGTCAACCAGTGGGAATTTTGCGGGGGCTTGCATTTGTAGAATCGTTGGTTGGCGGGGCTGCTGGGTTGCAGCTGATGGAATCTTACAGGCTGACGAGCTGCTCGTCAAGCATCCATCTCGACTGACATGGGGCGAGTCTTACAAACGGCCAGGTCGGCCAAGTCCAAGTAGGGAATCGGAATGATATGTCCGTTCGTTGCGTCGGTCTTGACAACGAGGTAGCAGTGCCAGTAGTCAAGAAATCCATAGATACGCTGCCAGGCTTTGCTGCTCGCGTACTTGTGAGCCTGGCCGCAGCGGCGGGCCACTAGGATCTGTATGGGCGCGAGACTGGAAATTCCATCACTTGTCCATTTTGACCGCTCGGAGATCTTGCAGTAAGCGGGCGTGAGAAAGCTTCCCATCTCGGTTACGACCCAATAGCAGACGTGGCCGACCGGGATGCCCTTGAGCTTCGCCTTGTCATGGATCGCCACGTCGGTCCAGTTGTGCTGGATGATCGGCTCGGCCTCCAGCATCATCTGCTCATGGAGGGACCGTGGTGGGCGCTGGGTGCGCTCCATTTCATGGCGGGTGAGGGTCGGACCGAGGCTTGACCTGGATTCCATAGTCTCCGTCGAGAACTTGCAAATCCTAGCAGGCCGGGAACCTGCAAGGCGGTGTCAGGTGATACCGTTGCAAATCGTCATCTCTACAGCTCTGGGATCGGCGGAAGATCAAGACAGGGATACATCCGCTTGTCGGATAAGCGATTCCAGTTGGTTAGAACGTTACCAAGCGGTTCAAAGGGCTCAGTCATAATGTGCCCCATTTTCGAGTAAGGGCAGATCCAGTCAGCTACGCGATTGTCAACAAAGATACGCGGATATTCATGCTTAGTGCCGATCCAGATACAGCCAATGTCAGTTGGTCGATGTCTTTGCAGGCAGCGAATGAAAGGATAGAACGCCCCCTCCAGCGCAAACTTTGGCGTGGTGAACATTCCACCCCAACCAAGTTCGTCAATCTTCTTCAGATTTTCAGTGAAGTATTCACCGTACAGAAACTCAAGCTTACAGAACCGTTGAGCAACTGAGTCAGATTCATAACAGTCCTTGAATTTAACAGTCAAAGATCTGTCAGGGCATAGAGCTTTTCTGCACAGGGCAATTCTGTTGATAGTTTGTGAAGAGGTAAACCGTGGCCATCCTGTCGCGGTGTATCGCTGGTGGTACTGAACTGCTCTTGCCACAGCTTCGGCTTCGTGAAAGGATTTAGCTCAGTGTACTCGTCTATTTCCCGCTGGCCGTATGTGATGACAATCAACCTGAGTAGATAATGGTTTAATTCTTTCGTGTATCGTTGTGGTGGAAAGCTATCAAGCCACTTGAGTATCAATTTTGACTTCGCGGCACAGCTTGCCCAGTATTTTCTTGGCGACACAGCCTGCTCTTGCCTGATGGGCGTCGCAATCATGCCGGATACCGGACAGACAAACTCAAGTCCACCTGGCGCACCATATCCACGAACAGCATAAAACTGATACCATTTCCACTTTGCGCGTCTTGATGCCTTGTGAATCTGAATAGATAGCATCATCTTGATGTTATAGAGCGCTCTGTACTTCCACTGCTGGGTGCCAACGTATGGCTTCGGCTTGGCCGGTTGATCCTTGGGGACGATCAGGATGCGGTACGGGAACCTCGTCTTTCCCTTGAATGTTCGCGCCAACTGACAAAAGGTTGATTGTGATGTAAGATAGCAGGCATGGATCGCGCTTCTTACCGATTTCTGGTCCTCAGGGGGGATTCACTCCCTGCGGTTGGCTGCCTTGAGGGGTGGATGGGTGGAAATGCGTCCGCACTCCAGCACCTGGAATCCATGTATCCAGACTGGACTCAAATCACATTGAACAAGGTAAAAGATGTTTCCACTTGCAGACTTGGAGCGCGAAGAGATCTCTGCAGCGTTTGACGAAGCTGAACGAAGGCTAGCAGAAGCGGCCCAGGCAATTCAAGAACTTAATCAAGTCCTGAAAGCCAAGGCCGCTTTTATTGGCAACGCGAGAATCGACAAGATCAGGAACGCCAGCGCTCCTGTTGGGGCTGGCATTTTTGAGCTGTCAGTTCAGAGGCACAAAATGCTCAAGTTTGGAGCTGCAAGAGCACTCAAGTAGTCAGACAAGATCGGAAAGGTCGGGGGGCTGGTAGTTTGGCCCCTTCAGGATCTTGCCATCTTCTCGGTAGATGGGTTTTCCGTTTGAGTCAAGCTTGCTCATGTTTGAACGGAAAACGCGACACATCGCTTCCTCAAGGTCGATTCCCAAGAAAGCTGCCATTTGCTCGCATACAAAAGCAAGATCAGACAGCTCCTTGATGACACATTCCTTGGCTTGGCGAACAGCATTGATGTCGCTATCAGCGGATTCTCCATCTTCCGACAACTTCACCCACAGATCAAGGGCTTCCTTGAACTCGTTACCCTCCTCCTGAATCAAGCCAAGCTGCATCCTGAGGACTGGCAGCGATTCAGGCTGGATGTAAGCTTCACCAGCTTGAATTGTCTTTTGACCGAAGACGCGCCGAAATTCAACGGCCTGTTGAGTGCGGTTCATGTTCGTCAGGCAAATCTTGCAGTAGTGATGCTATTGCTGATGTGACGCCAGTGGTTGTCAAACGTATCAGCGAAGCGCACGCCAGTTCGCCACCACAGGCGAATCACCGATCTGCGCTCACTCCTGGGCATCTTGCTCCAGTTTGCTGCAAGATAGGCAGCCTCAGCCCTTTGAAGATCCGAAAGGCTGGGTCGTGCAGCATTGCTGCTTGCATCAGTTTCTGACATTTTCGGGTAAAAAAATGGCCCCGGTTTCCCGAGGCCGTTGACTCAGTGGAAGTGGATCAGAGATCCAGATCGCTCTCGCCATCCAGGTCGTCGCCCAGATCGGCTTCAACCTGATCGGAGGCTTCCTTGACGCCAGCGGTGATCACGATCTGACCAGGCGATGCTTCGATCTTGACGTAGGAATCAACGTCCTCGCCGAAGGGGAAGCCAGCGATCGTGGTGTGACGGCCGCCAACCACAATGTTGCCGGTCTTGCCGATCTTCACAACCGGGCTGCGGTTGGTGCGGCGATACGGACGCGAGGGAGGGGCCAGCTTGATGCCGGTCTGAGCTTCAAGCGAAGCCTTCAGGAATTCGTTGAGGTCCGCCTGGGTAACACGGACTTCGACATTGCCAGTGGCGTTGTCGGTGATTTCGGTATAGAAGCCGCAGGCTTTGGCGACAGCATCAATCTGGCTGCCTTCCATCTCGGCCATCTTCTGCTTGATTTCGGCAGGCGACAGCGGAGTGCCCTTGGTACGGGTGGTGGCCTTCTGGTTTTCGGCGGGAGCTTCGGACATTTGTTGGGTAGTGGAACTATCGGTGGTGGTTTCAGCCGGCTCGGCGGCGGCTGCTTTTCGGCGGGGCAACGTGAAAAGCCGTTGACGACCAAGAAATCATACCTTGCAGGAACGGAACGCGCAAGCCCAGGTGCTCACCTTTTTTGAGGAGGCCACCACGGCAGCAGATACAGGTACGTCCGCTGCTGGTCTGTTGGAGCCGGCTGCCACCATGTCACAGCTCCCGGCAGGCGTGAACAACGGTCGTCCACCAGAACGCCAGCCTTGACAGCTGCATCGAGCACGGCGCCTGACAAATTGTCAACGTCGCTGCGCCCGTGGCCATGAAACTCAATGCCGACCAGGGCATGATCCAGCGGCTCGCGCCCCTGCCATTGCTTCCTGAGACTGGCCTGGGAGGCCGCCAGCCAGGCCCTGTACTTCGGTGAGGTGAACGATCGGCCCTGCCCCTGCCGTGGCCGTTCCTTGGGCTGCAGGGGGCCATCCAGAGAGAGGGTGAGCCAGTCAGGCCCATTCGGGCCGGACTGCAGCAGCATCATCATCAGCGCCTGAATCCCCTGCCCTGGCGGCACGCGCATTGGCGCAATGACTCAAAAGGTTCAACGCAAGAATCCTAGACTTAGCTGGACCGAAACGCTCAAACAAGATCTTGCCAGCCTCCTCAAGCTGTAAGTTAGTCGGATTCCTAAATAGCTTGATCGGCTTGAGAGCTTGCTTCTTTTCCGCATAGCCCTCAGCATAATAGCATTCCTGTATGTTTTTATACTTTCTTCCTGGACCTACATCAGCAAGAAGCGACGGCTGCATCTGGTACAGATATTTAATAGTGCGATAGTCAATAATCTTATCGTACTTCCTTTTTCTTCTGTCTTTCGCAACAGATGCAATCAAGCGCCTGAACTCAAAAAACTCTGGTGGAAAGTCGAATGATTCGTCTTCTTTCCTGAGCCAATCAATAAACTTGTAAGCGTACTTGTTTTTTGATCTTTCTTTCAGTGCTGACTTTGTTACAGCAATGATGAATTGATTTAGATTCTTGACGCCAAGTCCGTAGTAAACGCTATGGATGAAGTCTTTGATGCCCTTAAGCTTAATTTCCTTGTTGCGAAGCGTTGTATATCCATGATGAACATTGGCTTCAACGATTCGTAGCATTGCCGCAAAAAAAGGCTCCGAATCTTGACCGGCCATAACCGTGCCAAGATGGAGCCTTGCGTCTTCTACCAGCAGAGCACCGTAATACGGATCGTTTCTGCTCAGCATGTCTCGCTACCGATTCAGCAGTAGCTTACATAGGTCAGAAGGGAATCTCTTCCTCTTCTGGTTCGGGGCGGCTTCCCTTGCTGCCAGATGGAGCGGAACCTTTCGGCTTGTCGCCACCAATGAAAGTGAACTGAGAACAGTTGAGAGTCATGGAAGAATTCTTCTTGCCATCCCTCTCCCATTCGTCAAGGCCGAGTTCTCCTTGAACAAGGATTGCACTGCCCTTCTTGACGTGATCTCCAATGGTTTGAGCACGCTTGCCCCACACTTCAACACGAAGCCACAGAGGAGCAGGCTTCGGGCCGTTCTTTTTGCCGTAGCGATCAACAGCGAGGCTGAATTTCGCTACTGCCGATCCGCCATCAAGGAAACGCAGTTCAGGGTCGTTTCCGACACGACCACTGAAAGTACAGGAATTAAAGGAGGCCATGCGGTAGGGGCTGGTTGGTCAAAGTGACAATTCATTATCGTCGGCCATGGGGCCGTTGTCAATAGGCTCTTCCAAGCTGTAAGCCTTTGACAGATCAACGTTGAAGCTGGGCGCAGCTCCAAGCTTTGGCGGAAGTGTAAAGAAAGCGTCCCGCAGGTAAATGTGACAGCATTTGATCCCGTCTTTCCTGGTCCTTGGCATGATGCGGCTGATGGAGCCGCTCATTGTCATGTACTCGTTTGCGCGAACGAACTCAAGGATTATGTTGATCTTTCGACCGTAGAAACGCCCCTGAGCGTAGTGGACTTCGCGATTGCCAAGAGAAACCTTTAAGACAATATCGACATATCTGCCATATTCGCCGTCTTTTTCTTCTGGGTCTTCAACGACGTAGCCATCAAAAGTCGCTGTTACTGGCATCTTGCAGTGGTTGAATGAGTTTACGCGGAAATGAAGAGTCTTCAAGTTCTTGGTAGATCTTGAAGCGCTCAATAAATTCGTCGGCGAATTGACGAATTTTCTCAATCGGCTCAATGAAAAGCGTTGGCTCGCACCAGTCGTAGCAGGAACAGATGACGATCTGCTCAATTGGTGGATAGTTACCGGTTTCTTTTGCAGCAATGTTATGAGCAAGAGCGTAAGCGCTCATTTGAATGAAGCCTTCGTGATAGCGGCTCCTTGGCTTGCGCTTTTTTTCAACGCCTTCCTCAAGATGCGATCTTGAAGTTTTCCAGTCCCATACGGTGTACTTTTGGTTCCACCAAAGCCTGAGGTCAGGCTTGCCGGCAAAACCATAAGGACAGAACAGCTCCTTCTCAATGATCAGATTTGATTCAGCAAGCCCTGGCCAAAGCGGACAGTTACCATCGTTCGACTCCTTGATCTCCTTGAGCAAGGGTTCTAGGTAGTGCATGTAAGCGCCGATGTTGTGATGCGTCAGCTCTTCTATAGAGGGCGACTCGCCACTGTGCTTTACGTGCTCACCCGTCAGATAACCTTCCGCCATGTAGTGAATAATGGTTCCACGACGACAGGCTTTTTCAAGGATCTCTTGGTGGTTGGGCTCTTTGTCCTGCCGAATTGCAAGTCCCTTTGCCTTGGCGGGATGAAAGATAGGCATTGTTTTACCAAGGATCGTGGAAATCCTTGCATACTCAAGCCCATCCCTTTCGTAAAACTCGTGATCAGACATTGAGCGCGTCCTTCGCGGCAGACTGAAGATCAGAAATAGAAGGAGCCTGAACGTCTTCGGCTACTTCAATGATCTGTTCGCCTTTGCTGTTCTGACCAGCATTGAGCTTTGCCGCATACCCGGACGTGAGATTAGCGATAAGTTTCGACCTGATCCCAGGCTTGACATCTTCCCATTTCTTGACGCCAAGAATCGTCTTCAGCGCAAGAATGCCAGTCTTATTGATTCCAACAGATTCCAGCTTGTCGGTAAGCGTGGAAACGAACTCCGCATTGACGCGATCAATGTCAGAGACTTGAACAGTATTCGGCGGGGCATCTTCGACAGAGCGCTGATCCTTGTCGTACAGAGCAAGGCCGAACGGATTGCCGAATGTCATGGCAGCACGCTTCAGTGCATCAGTTGCCGCCTCCTTGATTGCGGATTCATGAGCCAGGCCAAGATCAGCATCAATGCCGTGACCAGCGCCAACACCTTCGCGGCTAACACCAAGAACAGTCAGCTTGATGCGAGCGATGTAGGAAACTCCCCAGCCATCGCGCTGATCACGACCAATCTTGCGAGCTTTTTCACTAACGGCACGAATCTCAACAAGATCCTGATGCCAGGCATCAAAGCCGAAAATACGGTTGAGTTCGCGGATAACCCACCAACCTTCAATGTACGAAAGGTTGCGACCGCTCTGCTGACGCTGCTTGACGACCTGGGACGACAGTGCTCCTTTCAGCTCGTCGTTCTGGGCATCCGTAAAAATTGCCGATTTCATTGGCTTGATGGCTGGGGGCTTACACCTCCGTCATACTACCATGTCCAGAAGCCGAAAAGCAACAGTGTCAACAGCTGGTGGAAGCAACCTGAATCGGATACTGCGGACCACGGCCAACCTGCTGTTTGAGAAAGGCGAGGATCCTGCAAGCGTCATGAATCTGCTGCAGGGCTTCGTCGCCCCGGCCATGATTCGCAAGTGGCATCAGCGGTATCAGGAGACACACGGCCTAACCGGTGCAGATACAAGCAAGAAAGCTGTCAGGAGAATGCCGATGCCGCCGATCGACTTCAATGCCATAGAGCTGAAATCGCTTGAGCAACTGCTGGAACCAGAAATCATTGAGGAGGACGAGGAAGAACCGAACTGGTAGCAGCAGGCGCCGCAGCTACCGTGGATGGGCCAGGGCGAGATGGCCATAAGCCAGTCGGCGCCTACATTCTTCGGTTGATTCGACGTGGAAAATTCTGTGAAGATTCCAGAGCAGGTTTGTGCAGTTCTTGCGGACATCGCCAAGATTCGCCGAACGGTTCTTGAAAATGCTCCGCAGTGTCTTCCGCTTCTGGCGCCGATGATCGTTGATGCGGAAGATCATCTACTGGCCATTCGACAAGGCTGACCTCTTCTTGTTCTGAGTTCTATTTTTGTTCTTAGAGCTTATCTTCTGTTTCTTGATTTCTTGCATCTGAGCCTTGATTCTCTCGATCTCGGCCCTATTTTTTTGATCGCGAACTGACTTAAGAGCCTCTTGGTAGCCAGGGGCTTCAAGATCGGGGCGTTCGGCGAAGATTGCCGACCAGTCTGGGCAATTTGACCTGTTGAGTTCAGCCATCAATTCTGCGCAAGGTTCAGTCAAAAACGATTGAGCTTTGCAGATCTATCGCGCACTGCAGAATCCCACAAGTTCCATGGCGGTTCTTAGCGACACTAATCGCTAATTCGTAGGGATCTTTCTGAGGATCATAGTAACAGGGCCTTAGCAGAAACATAACAATATCAGCATCTTCTTCAATGCGGCCCGAGGCGCGAAGATCAGATAACGTCGGCATCTTATCATTCCTGCTTTCAACACCCCTGTTGACTTGGCTCAGCAGAAAGATGTCAATGCCAGTCCTGACAGCAAGCTGCTTGAGAGCCCTGGTTACATGGCCGATGTTTGACGCTTCGGTGTTGTTCGCGTCGCCCGAGCAGCCTTCGATCAACTGAAGATAATCAACGAATACAGCCGAGAGCTTTGATCTTGTCTTTGCCAGTAGCGCAACTTTTGTTGAGATAGTGTTGATACTTTCCGCTGAGTCATAGATGTGAAATCTTTTAACGAACGGAGAATCACGATAGCTCTCAAGCCTTTGGCGCTGATCAGCCGTATAACTCCTGAGTCTCAGGTTGTTTGATCGAATTGGATTCGTAAGGTTCTTGGACATGCTTAGATTCATGTAGTCATAACATGAGATAGCCTTGTATTGAATTTGCGTTCTTGACATTTCAAGGCTAAAGAAAGCGACATCGCCGTGCGAATCGGCAAGCTGTGTTGCAAGAGAGATAGCAATCGTACTTTTTCCCATTGCAGGTCTTGCTGCAACGATGATCAATCTGCCGGAATAGGGCGAGTTCCTGGATGCAATGCCACCCTGTATGGCATCGTCAAGAACTCGCAAGCCAGTGCTAATTGCAACGTTCTCAGGCAGGGGAGAAAGAAGTTCATCAACAGATGAATTCCAATCATCGGCCTTTTTTGTGGATACAAAAAGATTGCTCCATGTTTCCTGCTGAGCTTCAATAAGCTTTGGAACCTTGTCAAGAATTATTGATACGTCTGGCTGATCATTAAAAATATCCAGCATCTGCTCTGAGCTGGAAATCATCTCTCGCCTAACTAGCTTGATGCGCCAGACGGGAAGGATTGACTCAAGGCTTTCAATTGAATAAAAAATAGACGGAGAAGATACCGCGGACTCTACAAACTCGCACTCTTGATTATATCCGCGCAACTTCAGCATCTGCATAGCCATCATGCCGATGCTGCCAGGAAGAAGAAATTGTGATTTAGACGTGCCAGAAAAGATCTTCTTAGCAACGAAGAAGATGGCCTTTCTATGAGGCTGAGTAAACCAGTTCTCGTCAAGAACCGTAAAGATTCTCATTAGCGCCTGAACATCATCCTCCTTTGCGTCACCTTCAAGCAGAAAGCAGATTGTTGACAGGAATGAGATTTCAAATTCATCGGTATCCCAGGTCTTGATTCCAGAGAGGAGATCTTCAAGGGTTTTTTGAGGTCGAGCATTGGTCCCTTTCGTCATCTCAGCGTATAGTTGATAGCGGACATGGCTGGCTTACCAGATTTGGCTGGCTGTTTGTCTTCGACGAGTTTGTTGATATAACCCTTGAAACCATTGAATCCTAGTGACTGCCATGTTGCTTCACTCGCAAGCTCGCAGAAATCGCCAAGAACATCACATTCCTTTGCGTATAGAAGTGCTGTCATCGAACGACCGCTGACCTCCCTCGGGAGCCTCGGGTGGGCCTTGGCCCGCTGATCCAGCCACTTCTCCAGAGCCTCCCTATGGGGCTCCAGCCAGTCCGACAGCTGAAGCTGCGTCGATGCCGCCTGGCGCTTCCGCCTGCGCTCCTGGGGGGCTGCTGGGGATGCCGGGGTGAGCATGGAGAGATGCTGCTGCTTGAGATCATCCAGCTCGTCAACAAAGTGATAGTGCTTTGAGTCGCCTTGAATGAAGATCTTCAGGTAGCCAGCTTTGGCTAATTCCTTGAGGGCATTGCTAACAGAAGGTGAACTATCCCTGCTGGCAGAAAGCAGCCACTCCTTGCTAAAAAGTTCACCTCCAGAAAGGCAAACTGCGAGGGCACCCTTGGCTGCGAGACTTAGGCGGGGATCGTGCAGTGCATTGTTTGAAATGAGCGTGAAATTGCGCTTTACCGGACGCGCTGAAAACAGCGGCCCGCTGAATTGCTTGCCAGTAGCGTCATCTACCATGTAGAATTCCCAGGTTGGTTGGGCAGGGCCTCAGCGAATCTCGCTGGGGTCTTTTTTCTCAGCCAATTGATTTTTGGCTGAATCGTCGCTTGTTGGCTCCTGGCGTTTCAGTCCGTTCAACCAGTTCATAAATGCAAGAGAGCAAGCGTGAGAGAAGCTGATACCACGCCTTTCCGCCTCTGATGCCATGGAGCCATAAAGCCTGTCTGGAATGTAAATGTTTCTCTTTGCCATGGGCTGCGAAGCCGGATGCTTGCAGAAAGGTAGCACCTGCTTTCGGTGGCGTCAACCCCGGACCAGGGGGACACGCGAGCCTCAATGTGAGCCACAACTGCTGAGCTTGTTGCAAGAGTCGCCGCAATCTGTAATAATGAGATCGCGCCAACCAGCAAGTGCCATGGAGCCAGTCAAGCCAAGCCCCAAAAAACTAACACCGAAACGATTTCCGGAGGGCAAGCCAACCGTCCAGACAACTGAACTCAGTGTTGGCGATGCAGTTTATGCACGCTACCACGGCGACAGGGTTTTGCGTATTGTTGGAATCGCCAAGGTAGATGCACCATTTCCGCACTATCTGTGCGAAGTTGACGGAGATGTGTATCTTGTTCCCAAGCTGCACCTATCAACCAGAAACCTTCTGTCAGAAGTGAGCGGTGGAAACCGTCGTCAACTCCAACTCCCCATCTGATATGATTAAGAACGATCGCTGGATCAAGGAGCAGGCCGCCGCTGGCATGATCTCCCCGTTTGAGCCAAGCCTAGTACGCAAAGTTGAGGCAACACTAGACGGAGCAACTGTAAATCGAAATGTGCTTAGCTACGGATGCTCTTCGTATGGCTACGACATTCGACTTGCAGCAAGCGAGTTCATGGTATTTCACAGGATTCCAGGCTCGGTAGTGAATCCAAAGCGATTTGACCCATTAAATCTTGAGCGGGCAAGTCTTCATTCAGATGAAGATGGGGTGTTTTATATTCTTCCGGGGCATTCTTACGGGCTTGGTGTTGCCGTGGAAAAACTAAAAGTTCCGAGTAACATCACTGTTATATGTCTCGGGAAGAGCACGTATGCAAGAGTGGGCATCATTGTGAATACAACTCCTGCAGAGGCGGCCTGGAAGGGACATCTGACACTTGAGTTTAGCAACTCAAGTAGTGCCGACTGTCGTATTTATGTGAACGAGGGCATCTGTCAGCTTCTCTTTTTTGAAGGTGAACCCTGCGATACAACCTACGAGGACAGGAACGGAAAGTACCAGAATCAGCCACGGAGGATTGTCACGGCAAGGGTTTAGCGTTAAGACAGCTTGAAGATTGACGGCAAGGGGTGTGGCTAAGTAGGCTTCGGTCGCTGTCCACCCCTTTTCTGCTGCTATGGATCCACGGTTCCGGGTTTCACTGATCACACGAACGCCGGAGCCAAACCGGGCGATCTGGTGCGGAATGCACCAAGATTATTCGGAGGGATTTGTAGCAGCTGAGGAATGGCCCGATGAATCAAGGGCTGGCGAAATCATCATCAAGCGCTTGCTAGCAGGAGAAAGAGGGCACTACGGACCACTGGAGCACGTTCAAATTGTTTTGAATGTTGGCTGGTTCCCGCATTCAGTGATGCAACAGGCGAGAACTCACAGAATCGGAGTCTCGTTTGATGTTCAGAGTATGCGTTACACGGGTGACAGAATCTGCAAAGCAGCCAACGAAGAACTTGCTATTGAAGAAGTTTTTTACCTAAGGCCAGCTGGATACTATTCGGATAGAAATGGAAAAAAGTATCACTACACAGAGAGTCAGAGAAACAAAGATCTAGCACTCTGCAAAGAGGCCGCTAACAGATATTACGAGTTAATTCTTGACGGATTTGCAGAAGAGCACGCACGCGGCATTTTACCATTTGATTATCGCCAACATTTTGTAGTTAGTTTTACGCTCAGAGCTTTCCTGCACTTCTTGGATCTTCGCGCCAAGTTGGATGCGCAGCTTGAGATTCGGCAACTTTGCGATCTGATGTGGCCACATCTCGAAAAATGGTCGCCAGAAGTTGCAGCCTGGTACAAGACCACCCGCTACGGCAAAGCGAGGCTTGCACCATGACATGCGAGGACTACTTGAAGGATATTGGCAGAGTGCCACTGTTGACAAGCGAAGAAGAGATCGTGCTTGGCAATAGGGTCCAGGCAATGATCAGAATGCTTGAATCGCATGGAATTGGCTATCAGTTATCGGCGAGCAATATTGACGAAGCGCTGCAGCAGCTGAATCAAGACGAGAAGCGGCTTGTAAGACTTGGAATCAAAGCGAGAAATCGCATGGTTTCAGCCAATATGAGACTCGTCGTTGCGATAGCCAAAAAGTACGTCAACAAGCAAGTCCACATGACAATGCAGGACTTAATTCAAGAAGGTGCTATCGGACTTACAAGAGCTGCTGAGAAGTTTGATCCAGCACGGGGCTACAAGTTTTCGACGTATGCGTATCTATGGATAAAGCAGGGAATGACAAGGGGGTGTGAAGCCCAGGAAGGCATCATCAAGCTCCCAGCTCACCTGCAGCGCCTGATACGCAGGGCTGGTGAAATAAGGATTCGGCTTGCAGCAAAGCTTGGCAGAGAACCAAACTTCAAGGAGCTTTCCGATCAGATGGGAGAGGCTGATCACGAAAAGCTCAGAAGCATCATCTCAATGCACTTCCTCATGTCACCCGCGATCCTATGGATTGACAAGTGGGTAGAGACGGGAGATCGGTCTTTCTTCACGCTGTCAGATCTGACTGGCGACGGCTACGCAGAAGCGAAAAGCGAAGAGGAAGATACCAGCAAGCTGAACTTCATCATGCTTGCAATTCAAGCACTTGAGCCAATTGACAGAGAGCTTGTCACAAGGAGACATGGAATTGGTTGTGAGCCAACCAATTTCAAGGAGCTATCCGAAGCAACGGGCCTAACAGTACAAGCAGCAAAGGAGAGATATCAAAAGGCTACAGCAAAGATACGATATATCGTTACAACTTTTACCGCGCCTGACGGCTGAGTAGTTGCCACCGTCCCGTTACGGCGGACTTTTTACCAGGGCCGACTCTCAAGGAATGAACGGGCTGGACCTTGAGCCTGGAAAGTGGAAGGACGCACCGGACATTTCCAGCATCGTCGTGCCACAAAAGCAAGCTAGCACAAAGCCCAAGATTCGCGCCTGAGTGGAGACGAATCCTGGGCTTTGGCGGGAGCGTCCATCAGGCCTGCAGCCCTGATGAGTGCTGCGAATAGCTTAGCGTACCCTTCCGATCACCGAATCATGATGAGGGGTCCGCGTCATAGCGATGAAGCTCAGTAAGTATACGGCTAAATCTAGCCTCAATTGCATAGTGGTCAACAAATACTTTGCAGTTTGGATGGGCACCACAAAGCGTCATTGTCTGCCAGTCAAAATTAGGTAGACCTGCTTGAGTTTCGACTTTGATGCCAAGATTTCCATAGCCAAGCTTTTCAACAAGGTGCTCAATGCGCGACTCCTCTTTTGCGGAGGCGCAGATAATGTAGACAGCGCGACCATCAAGCGCTGCCAATCCAGCGCGTTTAACCATTCTGGTTGTGCGACCAGTACGCCTCAAATCAGTAAGACGGTTCATATAAGTAGAGTTGAGATTTGCGGCCCGCAAGGCGGGGCAATCACAATATACCACAAAACCCAAGACTCGCACAAGAGGCAAGCCTTGGCCTTGCAGGGTTTCATGCTGGCCGCCGGTGATCGCCTCCGTTCAGGCGCGAGCTGTTAGCCAGTTGACCACTTGATTTTAGCCGTTCCAATAGTGCTGTTCCATCCCACTCTTTAATCCATATTTCAGGCTTGTATTTACCATCCACCCAAAGCAACTGCAACTCCTCGGGGGTGTAATTATCAAAAAGTAGAACGGCTGAAAATCGCTCTCTATCTTTTTGTGGAGCTTGATCGACAAGAGCAGAGATGGATTCTGTGAATACGCCGCCTCTCCGCTTGAGCACTTCCTGGGTGTGCAAGCGCCACTTGTTACAGAGTTCTGCAGCCCTTTTTGACGAAATAAGCGGAGCTGGAGAAGACCTGTAGCGGTAGGGCACCTCAATGAATCCGGTGTAACATTTCCAGAAATCTACAGCACCCCAAATTCCATTGTCATCGCATTCTATTGGTCTTGCTTTTTCGATAAGTGATCGCAGGTTGATGTCGCTTATCTTTGTGAGATCTTTTTGCCAAGCCAATCTGCGATTTAATTCATAAAGCTGGAAGAAAGCCTTTTGGCGAAGCTCGCCAGCTTTTCCCTGCTCAAGAACTGACAGATTGCCATAGGAGATGGTTTCAAAGCCAGCTTCCTTAGCCCACTTGCAGGCTGTGTACTGAGTCCAACCATTAGAAAGTCGCCAGTTGAGCATCATCCTGCCAAAAGCCTTACGAGACTCCAGCTGGCGATCGAGTACCTCTTGATACGCTTTGGACACGATTTTGTAGTTGGTTGGAAGCCCTCAAGACGAGGGCAGTCCAGATTCTACCATGGATGGCAACCTGCAAGCGCTAGCACTGCTGGTCCACCGTGCCTAACGCCAAGCGTGGAGTCCGTCAGCATAAATCCTCAAGAAAAGTTGGCCAGCATATTTTGTCGGCTGGAAGTGGATTGTATTGATGGCCTGGCGCGTACCAGTATCCAACGACTTCCGGGCGATCCGAGCGATTAACGCAAATCTCCGGGCCTTTATCAGGGTGAATCTCAAGTTCAAGCAGCATATGCCCAAAACATGGCAGATCTTGAAGAATTTCCGGCTTGACACCCTGAGCTGACATGGCAGCAAGCTTTTCATAGGCCAGCCGAAAAATTGCATCAAGCTCAGCAGCCAAGTTCTCAATCATATTACGGTGCATCGCCAATCCTTCATCCCTAGCCTTACTTGCATTGCTCGGATTTCCAAAGCCTTTAGAGGCACGCACCGCTCGTTTCATCGGTATTTACTGAAAACAGGTTTTAGCTTGGGTGGTTCGCCTGAGCGACCCATTGAACAATTTAAGCATCACCGATGGCTTTTGGCAAGCTGGGTACGCAAAGCTTACGACATCACTGACCTGAGGGTGCCCGGCTCTAAATCGAAGTCGGGAGAGCCCTCAGGGATTGATGCGGTCACATCATCTCGCAAAAAATCTGGCAGATCGTCATCCATCATCCACTGCGTTGACATATCTATCAGCTCCTCGTGCGTTAAATACCTTCTATCCGGTGAACTATTGAACGTTTTTTCAAAAATATCCCGACTTTCTTGCAGTTTTTGCTCGAAAAATCTTGCAGGTTCTGCTGCTGCCTGCTCCTCCTGCTGGGGGGTTCCGGGGTTCCGGTGCTCACACCCCTTATAGAGGGGGGTATGGTGAACCTCTCCCTGGAGCAGCTGAAGCCAGTATTCCCAGTGCTTCTGGACGGTTGCCCAGCCCATGCTGAGGAGCTGCCTGACCTGGTTCTTGCTCAGGCCCGCTGCTGCATCTTTCATCTTGCTGAACAGGTTGCGTAAACGCTCGCGACTTGCATTGAAAAGTCTTTCATTGCGGTTGCTATCTGCACTCGCCTTAACTTTTACTGTTTTTCCGTTTGCGTTCCAGCCTCTTCTGAACGAGCAATTAGCCCAGCTTTTGCACCAACTGGTCAGGATCTTCTTTGTGTGATCGGAAGCGTGCTCATTGAATCCAGGAGACTCAATGGCAAGCTGCTCAACGATGGCTGCAAGTCTATCTGGTGTCTCGGGCTTGCAGCGCAGCCTCGCTTGCGTTGTCAGCAGGCCAATGTTTTTATTGCTTTGACTTGGGCCAGTCCATTCAACGTTGCCAGACGAGCGCTTGAATTCAGAAATCCCGTTGGACACCTTGCTGCACCGCTTGCTTTGCTTTCGCAAGCTATCGGCCTGGGATACCAGCCTCTTGAAGTTCAGGCAGCTCTGCGCCTCTTCTACAGCACTCTGCAGTTGCTGCAAGATCAGGACCGGATGGGTGATGGTTCGATCGCCAACCACCAGGGCTGAACCCTCCTGACCGGGGAGGCGGAACCCGTTGCTCATGGGCCGCTGAGAGGGGCTTCCGTCATGGAAGGGCATCTCGCTGGGGAACAGCTCGGCCTGGCCTGCTCCTGGGGCAATCCAGGCCCTCTGGAGAAGCGCACGGCCGATCCAGTGAGCACGGAAGGCATGGGTCCACTCCGGCAGGGCGATGTAGACGTGTAGCCCACCAGAATTGCTGCTGACAACGAAGTCAACCTTGCAACCGCAGTCTTCGGCAACTTCTTGCAGTCTCAGCAGTTCTTTGCTTTTGCCGAGTGGGTGCCAGTATTTACTTGTCTTTTTGGGTTTATTGTCGATGTCAACGACGATAAGCCTTACTTGCCGCTCATGCCTGACTCCAATAATCTCCGCATCATCAGAAGCGGCTCGGAATGCAATCTGAGAAAATGACAGTGGGTGCCATCCAGAGAGCCAATCGGCACCAGCCTTCTTGTAGATATAGTTTAGACAGCTTGTGTTAAAGGCCGAGCCAAGCAGCTTTTCATATTCGCGCTTAAGCTCTTTATCAATTACTCTAAATTGAAGGCCTTTTTCATCTTTGGCGTCAGCGGCGAGCGAATAGCTCTGCTCAAAACTTTCCTCGCAGGGATCCCCGAGTCGCAGCCATTCCTCGGGCCACTCTGGGGGAGATTCTTGCCAGTCATCCTGAGAACCCATTAAAGTGGGAGGGAGCGTGGTAGTGACGCTCATCCGGTCAGTGTGAAGTGATCCCCATCACTTCGACCGAAAGGGGGGATTCAGGAGGTGGATCCTGGTCCCCCACCCCATTCAGGGCAGCTGGTAGCCAGTCTATCGCAGTGGCGCAGAAGCTGCAAGTACACTGCTAGATACCCCGCCAGCTACAAATGCCACGCAAGCCAAATCTTGCTGTAACCGAGCTGCCGCCCGGATACAAAGCGCCTCCGCGCCCAGTGCGTCAACTCAATCCATTAAGGTCGAGACTCAAGCGCTTTCTTGAGGTTAGATGGTCTAACAATGGAATCCCGGTAAAGATTTCTGAAATTCAGTTGGCGCTTGAAATACCAAGTAAATCCTGGCCGGAGCATAAGCGCGAGGTTGAACGCTGGCTTACAGTTGCCGGTTGGCGCAACTGCAGCAGAAAAATCAATAGCTCGCAGCCTGCACGCACTGGCTGGTGGCCACCGCTCAAACCAGTGAAGAGAATTGACGACTGGAGCGAGTACGACGACTAGCACCGTCGCCTCTGTCTGCAGTGCTGTAGTATTTTCTGGTCGCGGGCGGCTGACGAGTCGCTCTGCATCCCGTGCGCTGAGCCTGTTTCTGCAGCTGGCTCAGAAGGTGAACCCCACGGTACAAGTCCAGCTCGCAGAAGGTTGGCGCCGCGCGGTTGGGGTCGGATTCATTGTCCGGCCCCTCCAACGCTGCTGTAAGCTTCCAGAGCGCTCTTGGACGGGCGGGATGGCGGCCCAGGACACAGCCCCCACAGGCTCCTGGGCTTAGCCCCTCTGCAGATGATCCGCCGCGATCCTCGGGTCGAACAGGGCGAAGATCCTCTCTACGTCCCCACGGCGCACTACCTGGCCTGTAGCGGCCTCCAGCTCGCTCGCCACCAGGCTCTCGATCGCCTCCCGGCCACCGGCCTCCAGTAGCTGGGGAAGACGCCTGTCCAGCTCCCCCAGGACCATCGGAGCGACTGCACGAATCCGACGCTCAACAAAGCGCTTCGCCAACGGCTTTACAACTGCCTCGGCAAAGCCGATTGACAAAAAGGCAATAAACAGGTTGAAGAGAATCATGATCGGCCTCCCATTGCGTCTCCAGCTCGTTGCTGGATTTTTTCATCCTCCCGCTTAAGGGCCGGATTGTACGTTGCGTAGCCAATGCTGAATCCACCTTTCGCGGCCCCGCTTATTCCCATGATCGGGAGCGCCGTAAAGTAGCAGCTGTTGATCTGCTCAATTTGCTTAGACAGCGATCTACAGTCGATCAGATAAACAATGCCAACCGCAAGTCCAACATTAGCGGCGGAATTAACAACGCTGCCAATTGCAGCAATCGCACCACCAAGGCCAGAGAACTTCATTTCAGTTCAAGCTTGATAAGACGGCGATCGTGTTCGTTGACCTGTTCCCTAAGTTCGTTGAACTGCTGTCCAAACGCAGCTTGGTTCTGGATGATTAGGTTAATCTGCTCCTTCATCTTTTGCAGCTCGTTCGGAAGTGAAATGACAAGCCATGTCATTCCAGTTGCCGTACCCAAGATCGCGGCTGCAAGAACAGCTGCAGCAGTTGCTTCAAGGACTTGAACCTTGCTGAATCTGCGAGGCTCGGCCGCGCTCGTCTGTTCTGGCTCCACGGGCGATACCGGTTCCCTCAAGGGCACTCTAGGCCGCCCGTTTTATGGCTTTTCCGGCCAGCCGATCTCCCATGGAAAACCAGGCTGAGATGTAATATCTCTCAGGGCTTGACGATATTCAGCCCAGGCATCCTTATCGCAAGTTGCATCCCAGATCTGCGTCCAATCACTTGCCGCAAGTTCAGCATTTCGTTCAGTTCTGACTTCGGCAGCTTTTGTCTGCGTCCTTGCCGAAACTTCCTCGCCACTAGCATCCTCAACACCCCATTGCTGGACCCAAACCCCATCTACCAAGATGGCGGTTCTGCTGATAGCATTTTGCCAGTAGCCAATTAGGGGCTGCTCGACGGGAAGGACTTCCTCGTAGCCATTCGGCGCTTCAAACGGAATCGGAAAGCTTGTTTCAGGGAAGCGAGCAATGATTTGCTGTTCGTAAAGCGGGAATTCCGCAACCTCCTCGCCCTCAAGACGGAGAAAGATTCTGGCTGTCATTGCTCGCTGAAATACTTAAGCAAAGCATAGCTCAAGTGAGCTAGAGGGCTATTCTCCGAAACGCTCTAACTGATCCTGTGTTTCCAGTTGGAGCGATAGCTGGCGAATCTCCACTGGAGAAATTCAGTCTATAAGTATTATTAAAAAGACTGTCATAAGTAGAGGTCCAGTGCCCGTTTGCCATAAAAGCCTGTGCATTGCCAGACTGAAAAATTGTCAGCGCGGTTTGAGATGGCGTCCCGGAAGTGTAATTTGAATTTGACGGTGGGACTGAATATTGGTTGATGCCATAGAAAGTTGAGTTCGCTTGCGTGGTCGGCTTGAGATTTCGATATGCTATTTCAAGCTCACTTAGAGATGGTAAATACCAATCCGTAAACCCGCCGATACTAAGTCCAACACAAAATTCAGCAGCAGGAAACGTGGATATGCCAGCTTCAATTATTCTGTCTGTGTTCAGCCTTCCGTCGTAAACGCTTATGATGGTTGGCTGTGACCCGCCCGTGTTGGAGTTGGTGTAACTGGTCGCAAGTGTATAGCCACTGCCACTTGCGCCTGTTTCAGCTGGAGCAATGATCAGGGCATGTGTTGCAATGCCGTTTGCGTTGTGACTTATGTAGCCGGCGAAATAGCCGCCTCCAGTAGCCTCGCCAACGGCAAGACTGAGTGAAAGCTTGGCCGAAGCAAAAAGACGAAATGTGCTTGGATCCATATCAATCAGTTCGTGTAGTTGGTGAGCGAAGCGGCTCTCCAGCGAGTGCCACCATCATCGGTGATAAACATGAATAGGTGGGTTTTTCCGGTTGTCAGGGACGGAGCTGTTCCGTTGGGCCACCCAACACCGCTAAACCATGTAATTGAACCGCTTGTATGCGTGATCTCAAGAGTAAAGCTGTATGCTCTGCTGGCTGGAACATTGCTAACGGTGAAAGTAACAGAGGATGAGATCGTTTTCGTGAAGTAGTTGCCAGCCGAACAGTCAATGTTCAGCGATGGGACGGCGACTGGAACCTGCGCATAGGTGCCATTGACATCAAGATCTGTATTGGCTGCTGCACTTGCTTGGCCAACGGCAACTGAGCCCGTTGTTGCGATGTTGCCAGTTGTGCTGATGTTGCCGTAGGTGATAGCTGTGCCGCTGACCTTGCCTGGAGTTGTAATGTTGCCAAGCTTGCCCTGATCAATTGAGCCAGCCAACATATCGTTGGTGACTGTTCCGCTATCAGCGCTTGTAATGATGGTCCCACTGACGTTGGGGGCCGTCAGCGTTCTTGAGGCTGAAAGCGACGCGGGAACGATCTCAAGCACGAATGAACCAGTGCCACCGCCGCGACCG